GCAAACGCGGATATTGAGCAAGAGGCGGTAGAGTTAACCTCCACAACAGACGAATCAAAACAATACGCATAACGCGTAACTAACCATTTATAACTAACTTAGGGCGGTATGGTTAACCCCTGTTGAGTGATTACCAAAGGCGGGAAGGGGTCCGGAGTAGTGGCCGGGCCCCTAACTTTAACACGAGGTGTTAGCCGATTGCGCTAAACTATTGTAAATGAAAGGGTTATATTTTGTGGACTAGTAAGTACGAACCCTCGATGTGTCCCACCATTATCGCGTGTGCAGAACGGGGCGGTTCGGTTATATCGAGATGCGCAGAAATTCAAATTGTACCCCGTACCTACCGCCGTTGGATAGACCCAACAGGGGAGTGGTATATACCGGAGTTTGCCGAAGCCCACGAGATAGCAGAGGTACTTTGCCAAAAATGGTGGGAAGAAATAGGGCAGACCTATATAACCTTCGAAGACAAGGGGCGACGATTGGACCCGCAGAACTACCGCCTCCAAATGGCTAACCGCTTCGGCTGGTCCGAAAAGAGCCAACAGGACCTAACAACGTCCGGGGACATTGTAGTAAACCTAACACGTAAAGACGATGCGAACGGCAACGGTTAACGTAGACTGTACAGGACCGCAATACGATTTTCTAACCGACCACGCAAAGATTAAAGCCTTTGTGGGTGGTATCGGTTCCGGTAAGACATTTGCCGGCGTATTGCAGGTGTTGAGGCAACCGGCGGGCACCGTGGGTACTATCGTGGCACCTACATACCCCATGCTCCGGGACGCTACTTACAAAACGTTTACCGAGATAGCCCAACCCCTCATAAGAAAGTTTAACGAAACCCGTTTCATTGCCACCCTGCGGAACGGTACCGAAATTCTATTCCGTTCGGGGGATGACCCGGACCGATTACGAGGCCCTAACCTCAATTGGTTTTGGTTAGACGAAGGGGCCTATTGTGACGAAAACGTATTCGACGTTATGTTAGGCCGTATCCGGGTAGATCCTGCCAACGCGTGGGTAACGTCTTCCCCCAACCGTAAAAATTGGCTATACCGTTCGTTTGGGCCCAATAACCCTTATGGGTACTCATTGCACCAAAGTAGCACCCGGGATAACTACCACCTACCAAAAGACTATGTAGAGACGTTGGCCAACCGTTATAGTTCCGCGTTCGCCGAACAGGAAATTGAGGGCCGGTTTGTGGACTTAGAAGGGGCACGGGTAAAGAGGGAATGGTTACGCTATTCGGAAAAGCCCGAAATTGTCTCGTATGCTATTGGAGTGGATTTGGCGGTAAGCCTCAAAACAGAGGCAGACTATACCGCGTTGGTAGTGGTAGGGGAAGACACCGCGGGCAACGTTCACATTGTGGAGGTATACCGGGCCCGCATGACGTTTAACGAAATCCTCGATACGATCAAACGGTATGCCGAACGGTACCAACCTCGTAGCATAGCTATTGAAAAAGTACAGGCACAAGCCTACGTAGCACAGGAACTAATCCGCACGACAATGCTACCTATTGACCCGGTTAGACCGGAGGGAGACAAGTTGGCCCGGTTTGCACCGGTGGAGGCCAAAATAGAATACGGTTACGTATACCTCAGTAAAGGGCTACCTTCGTATTTTGTTGACGAATTGTTAAGTTTTCCGAATGCGGGTGACCATGACGATACGGTAGACGCGTTGGTATACGCTGTTTACGCTTTGCAAAACAAATTAGAAATTATAAGCCTCTGATATGGGTTTACTAGACACGTTAAAGGTTGCCGCCGTATCGGCATTGGGCTTTAAGACGTTGCCCCAATTGAGTAACACGGGTAGCCGTCAAATAGCCCCGGACCGCCGGGCCTTCGAACAACAGGCAAAGGCATACCTAAACCAAATTGTTTTGGCCTGCATTGCGACCCGGGCACAAACGTTAAACGAAGCCCCGGTAACGGCCGTAGATGTTTCATCGGGTGCAATGATTCCAACCCACCCGTTAACGCGTCTGTTCCGCCGTCCAAATACGTACATGAGTCAAGCCATGTTTTGGCAATACGTAAGTACGTATACAGACATTGGAGGCAACGCGTATATCCACAAGGTACGCAACGTTTACGGGCAGGTAATAGAGTTGTGGCCCTTTCACGACGGCCACATCAAACCGGTATCGGATTCGGGCAATTGGGTAGACTATTACCGCTACTCATTCGACGGGGTAACGGTAGATATTGACCCCCGGGACATTATCCATATTCGTAGCTATTACATCGACCCGTTAAACCCTATCGTGGGTATTAGCCCTATTCGAGCCGCCGGCCTCAATATCGACACATATAACGAATTGATGCAAACGCTATACTCTTACCTCAAAAACAACGGCGTACCGTCCGGGGTATTGAGCGTACAACAGAGCATTTCGCAATTACAGAGCGAAGCCCTTAAAGAGCAATTCCAAGCTAACACCACGGGTAAAAACCGCGGTAAGCCTATCGTATTGCCGTCCGGCATGACCTATACCCAAATGGGTTTGGACGTGTCTACGTTGGAAGCTTCGGCCCAATTCAAGCAATACGAGACGGCTATTTGTAGTATCTACCGTGTTCATCCTTCCGTGGTTATGACAACGGCCGGTTTGGATTCCTCTACCTATTCCAATATGCAGACGGCCCACCAAGAGTATACGTTACTAACACGGGTACCAACTTGGAACACGTGGGGCGAACAAATCGAATTGAGTTTCGCCAATGAGTACCCGGACGTAAACGTAGAGTTTGACAAGTCTAACGTAGCCGCGTTAAAGGCAGATACGGACGCTATTAATAGCGTGGTAGGCCAATACCAAAGTAACCTAATTACGTTAAACGAAGCCCGTACCCTCTTGGGGTATACGGAGGTAGACAACGGGGAAGTTTACAGCTACCAAACTAGCACACCCGCCCCGGCATTTTTGGAGGCACCCGACACGGGCCAAAAAGGTATGTACGGTTACGAGGATTTGCCGAAGAGCGGTAAGATAGATCAAACCCTAGACACCAAAGCGGAAGCCTTTTGGCGGGGCATGGACACGGTTATACGAGATGCGGCCGAAGACTTAAAGCCCAAAACGTCTAAACTTATGGCAGACGTGGGGAAGGTTTTAACGGCCAACCTAGCAAGCGGTAAGAGCCTTAAAGCAAGCCCGGAGTTAGACGCGTTGGTAGCTCAGTATATGAAAGCCACCGGCAAATGGAGGGAGGCCCTACTAAACAAAATCGTACCCCTAGCAATCCAAGAGGTAGGGGCGGACCTGTCGGCGGTGCGGGGTTACGTAGACGAATTGGCCGCAAAGGTAGCCCGGGAAATGAACGACGGTATTAAGGCCTCCGTTAACAACGTAGAGGTAGAGGTAGGAGACAAAGTAAGCCAATGGGCAACGGACGAATTACCGGAGAAAACGGACCGGGCTACCTACATACAAGGCAAACTAACCGAGACGTTCGAAGGCCTAAGTACGGGACGTGCAAACGCTATTGCCCGGACAACAGCCCGGGCCCTAAGTAGTACCATTTCTACCGATACATGGAACACGTTAAACGAAGGTAACGTAGATACGGACGAAGAGATAGTAAAGGTATGGACAACCCGCAGGGACGCGGTAGTAAGAGAGAGCCACCGGAAATTAGACGGCGATTGGGTGGTAATGGGAGGTACGTTCAAATCCGGGTTAAACGCTCCGGGTGTTGGTGAGCTACCCGGCGAAACTGTAAATTGTCGTTGTGTATTGCGTCCGGTCAAACGTAAAAATCTAGGTAGGCAGGCCCAACGGCCGGGTGGTGAGTAAACAATTTGTATAACCCGTATAACTTAAATAGCTTCGTAGCATATGAAGAGAGAAACCAAAAGTTTTAACGGTACGATTACGGCCACCGAAGACGGGGTTATAGAGGCCATTGTTTCGGTATTCGGCAACATCGACAGTTACAATGAACGCGTAATGTTGGGGTCCTTTGCTAAGAGCATTGCCCACAAGTTCCCAACCGGAGTATTGGCCCACGATTGGGACAACCCCGTAGCAACCACGGTAACAATTGAGGAATTGGCACCCGGTGACAACCGATTGCCGGACCAAATTAAGAGTAACGGCGGCCTACTCATTCGGGGCCAATTCTTCGAAGACATCCCAAGTAGTTGGGAGACCTTCAAAAAAATCCAACGTGGTTTGTTCCGAGAATTCAGCATCGGTTATAATGTAATTAAAGACGGTTTCGTAGACGGCGTACGGGAGCTATACGAATTGGAGCTACATGAATGGAGCCCGGTATTGGTAGGAGCAAACCCGGCTACGGCATTGTTAGGAGTAAAGAGTTCAGGCTTCGACGAACGGGTAGAGTCTTTGGTTACAGAGATTCGGGAAACGCTTTCGTATACAGAGGCCCGGGCAGATATGAGGATTAAAGCGGGGCGGGTACTTAGTGCGCGTAATGTTGGTGCGTTGCAAACCCTAGCCGTTACCCTAGCAAAAGCACGTAAGGACATTCTACGAATTTTGAACGAAGCAAGCCCCGAACCTAAGCAGGGTAAAGACACCCAACAGGACGCGGCTATCAAACTTGCTATTTTGAACACATACCTAAAAGGTTTAGACCTATGAACATGGAAGAAATTTTGGCGCTGTTGGATGCCCTTTTGGCGAATCCAAACGCAACACCCGAGGAAATGGCGGCAACGCTTGCACAGGTTCGCGATGCACTTCTCGCCCTTACCCAAACACCGGCCGAAGACAATACAGACGGCGGCGACGTATCGGTAGCATCAGCTGAGCAAATTATTGCTGTTGGTGAAAAGGTAGCGAAGTTGGAAGGTATCCGCCTCAAAAAGTTGGAAGCCCGTAACGCAATCAAGAGCCTTCAAACAGCGGATTGGACAACACCCGTTAACCGCATTCCAACAGGCACAAAGACAGGCACACAAGTAACGGTAAAGAGCCGTCATAATTCGAAGCATTTTAAGAGCAACGAAGACGCCTTTAAGGTTGGCCGTTTCCTCCAAGCAATGACAGGAAACAACCAAGCCGCCCAATGGTGCCAAGACAACGGTATCGGTTTTAAGACCCTTACAGAGGGTAACGAACTTTCCGCCGGTATCCTTGTGCCGGAGGTATGGGAAGACGCTATTTGGAATCTTAAGGAACCGCGCGGCGTGGCACGTCAGTATGCAAACGTCGTACCAATGAACGGCCCGGTTACAAAGAAAATCAAGTATACAGGCGGTGCCCAAACATTCTTTGTTGGTGAGGGCGTGGCCCCTACCGCTTCGGACCTTACTTACTCATTGTCTGTGCTGTCTGCTAAGAAATTGGGCCACCTACAATATCTTACGTACGAACTTGCCGAAGACTCTTTGGTTAACGCTGTTGACCTCATTACAGCCGAAGCGGCCTACGCTCTTTCCGATAAGGAAGACCAATGTATGTTCGTTGGTGACGGTACTTCTACACACGGCGGCGTTATCGGTCTTCGCTATGCTTACCAAAAGCTCGTAGAGGATGCCGGCGGTACATGGACTAACGACACGCATAAGGGTTACCTTTCTTCGGCTGTTGTTAACCCTACGAACGCATGGAGCGGCGTTACACGTGACGTACTTACCTCCCTTCGTGGTAAGGTTCGCACAAACAACCCAACGGGAACAATGGCATACCATTGCAATAGCGCATTCTATTACGGCGTTATGTTGCCGCTTGCTTATGCGGCCGGTGGCACTACGGCTACTGAAATCGTTAACGGCGCTCCGGTCGAACGCTACGACGGTTACCCGGTTGTCTTCGTTGAAACAATGGCTAGCGAGTCAACAGCAAACGATATTCCGGTATACTTCGGTAGCCTTGCAACTGCGGCGGATTTCGGGGACCTCAAGTCTACGACAGTGGAAACAGACAAGAATATCCGTACGCAGATTTGGGAAGTTGTCACAACGGAGCGTTTCGATATTAACGTACATGACGTTGGTAACTATAACGCAACAGCGGCTAACCGCAAGCGTGGCGGCCTTTCCGCTCTTATCACTAAGAACTAAACCTATAAGGACCTAAGAAAATGGAATCATTACAGAGCGTAAAAAAGGGTATTGCGGTACTACCACAAACGTTGGATAACGCTACGGCAACATCGTACGTTATTGACACGGCCGGCGTTGACTTCGTTAACGTAGATGTTGTATTGGGTGCTACTGATATTGCAATGACAACGCTAAAGATCCAAGAGGCAGACGTTGCAAGCAATAGCACTACCCTTACCTCACCAACGGATGTTAC